TTCAATCCTTCCGATAGAGTTTGTTATCTCTATCTCCGCCTCATAATTGCCAGCGGCAATATCTAAGTCAGTCAAGCCCCATTCGAAAATGGCAATGCCATTAAGCTTTTGGCTTGCTACAGATATATCAGAAAGCGTAACCAGCACTGCTGCCGCGCCTCTTTTGCGAAACTTAAAGACGACCGTCTTATTGGTTGTATCAATGATCTCGCCGGTCACATCTCGTGTTAAAGCAACCTGAAGTGGCGGGGCATCATCTCCCTTTACAAGATAAAAATTGCTCACCAGACGATATCCTCTAAATCTTTCTCAGTAGTTGCCGCATCTATTTGATCGCGAAGTATTCTACCACGGTTGTGGCATTCACTTACATGAGCGGCAAGGTATTGCCCAATTTCAATATATTCGTCGGCGGTAAAAAGCTGGCTACTGTTATCTGACAACGTCCACTCTAAAGTCATCGAGCTGTCTATTGCGGCAAGCTGAACTGCCCCCTGTATGCGCCGTTGAGACACTTCGTCACACTGGAAGGTATGACCTAGTGATTCAAAACTACCAAACTCTTGATCATTTCTGTGTTCTTTTATTATTGACCATTTATTTTGCTTGCCCACACTTAAATCGAACTGCCAGGATGTGCCAGACCAAACATGGTCAGGTGATGGTCTGTCACCTTTTTCGACTATCTTACCGGATGCAACATAGTGAGTATATGATGTGACTTTTGTATCTGACCATAGACAATCTAATTCTGTGTCTTGCTCATACTCTTGTAGCACAGCAAGTGGCCCAGATTTACAGCCCTTGATAACACCTTGATCTGTGTAGGTCACTAGCATCATTATTTTTTACTCCCCAAAACGGTAATACCATTATCTCTCAATGTAGCATAACCATTAGAGTTGGAATTTTGCGTAGCTATTTCAACTCTAAAATACAGTGGCGAACTCAGACCCAAGGTAGCCAGGTCTACTGTAGCGGTTGTCATTAGTAATGAGTCATCGATCTCTCTTATTTCTTGTTTAGTGACCGCTAACCTAGTTTTGCTTGATGTGAACGTGCTGTTACGCGCAACAACTAATTGTAAATATCTCTTTCTGAAGTTTGTGGAGCTTCCTCCGCCCTGGATAGTTGCACTTCCAATTATTGTGACTGCTTCTGGACGTAAAGCTGTGCTAGTCCATGATATAGGCCCTACATCAACACAGGCTTTCCAGGATGTGTGTGACACAGTGGGTGGAGTTGCTGCTGCACTATCACTAACTTGATATATAGGAGATATAAAGCTATTAGGATCATCATTATCGCCCAGGGGAATAGTTACGGCATTGTCTGCAATTTGCAAGGTATCGACGGTCGCGTTAGTAATGTGAACCCCATCAATTGCCCCGCCAGAGGACAGTACCACCTGATCGGCTGAGTTTCTGATTTCGAGTTGCCTTGCAACTAACGAGCCGTCCCAGTACATGTATTGAGTAGAGTTGCCTATCCAAAACTCAGGATTACCAGCGTCATTGCCCAGCCAAAAGCCTGTATTGGCAAGGCCCGGACCTGTTTTTCCTTGCCTTACCGCCATGCCTGAAGCATTGGATAGGTCTACAACTCCGGTTTTGATTAACCCGCCGTCAATTGTGGTTATTTCTGAAGACGCAGGATCGCCAAGCTCAGTGTTCAAGTTTGTAAAAGTTACTAGCCCGTCGAAATTGAAAGACGTAAACGGCGTTGAAAAGGTTACAGTCTGGCTGCCTCCAAATGTAGACTCTACAACCTGATATCGAGCCGCCCAGAATTTGCCATCTGCTCCTGTTTGAGTCGGAGGATTCTCATCCCAGCCAGATGAAAGCCCAACGAATTGATCTGTGGAGAAATTGAAGCTGGTTGCGCTGGGAGCGCTAGGACTGCTGGCGCTTGAGTTTTGATAATAAACATACCCACGTAAATCTCTTGGAGTTTCGGCATCGGCTCTTGCTTCAGTGGTCGCATTGACGACAGCAGTAAAGGCGCTGGCGTTGCCGCTTGAGTCAATTGACTTTAATTTATAAAAATAATCTTCGCCATTTGCTAAACCCGCGTGAACGAAAACGCCTTCAGTCGATGCCCGAGCCGCAACGGTAGCAATTCGGGAATACGCAAGGTTGCTCTCCGCTGCGCTGTAAACGTCAACGAAAGCCAAATCTGCATCGGCAGAGTCAGTCCACTCAAGTACGATATTCTTAAACCCTCCGGTCGCACTTATGCTTGTCGGAACGCTTGGCGCTGTTGTATCACCTACGGGCTGCAATGATCCAGTCAAGGCGGCGCTTCTAACGCCTATGCTGTTTACCGCAAAAACAGAAATGGAATAGTTGATCCCTTTGACCACTGGCGCAATTAAGTACTCAGTGCTTGATGTGGTTACTGAATATGTGTTCCCGCTAACCGTTTCGGTGATCACTACCTCGTAATAGTCAATGAATCCATCTGCTGCTGCGGTCCAGCTTATCTTTAGCGCATCCACGAGCGACCCGTCACCAGCAAAAGAGGTGGTTTCGGTCAGCACCAAGCTAGTTGCGGCGGCAACTGTAGTGCCGTCGTTAGTGTCTGGGTTGCTTGGAATATTAAACGGGTTTTCGTCGCTTGCGGCCCAATCATATACAGAAGACGCCGTTTCTATGCAGCTCACACTAACGCCACACGTCCCATCAGCCGATACGGTCAGAGAGTAGTCGAGAACCTCAAACGGCTTCTGGTCATAATCAAGTCGGTCGTTGCTGATTGTAATGAAGTCGCCAGCCTTCAGCTTTAGGCCAGCCAAATTCAAAGGCACCGTGAGCGAAACCTGTTGGCGAGACTTTTGTAATGCAATCTTTGCTAATCTTTGCGCCCTTATGTTATTAGTAACAAACGGCAAAGCCATATCAAGGTAGACAGGGTCTCCGTCTTCCGTCGCATAACTTGAACTAATCTGCGCGGGGTAATCGCACAGAGTGTAATTTTCTTCCTCTGACAAAAAGACGCCCTTGACGCCGTTATAAATACTTCTGCGGGTCTGCTTGGTCTGAATAGCAATGCTTCCGGTCATAACAGTTTCATCTATGTTAATGACCGGCGTAACGTATGCCGCCGCTTGAACAAAATACTTTCCACCGGAGTAGCCAACTCTCCCGCCCATCGACGCCAGCAGTCCTTCAATGTTGTTTTTAATGGTTGAGCTAGTATCGATTACACCGTCGCAAGCCCATCGGGTCTGGCCGCCTCCCCCTCCAAGAGCAACTGTTTCGTCACAGATGTTAGCGGCAGTTGTAAAACTTGCATCATCTAAGTTAGCGGCAGCTTCTCCCAAACCATAGGATGCAGTTGTTAAATAATCCCTAACGCATAAAGCAGGGTTATTTGAGTATGCGGTCTGGCTGTTTCTCGGGTCGTAAACCTTTTTACCTTTAATAACTGCTGAGACATTAGGCACGCCGTTAGGAAACTTTTTCCTGTCTTTGTCCCACTTGAGGCGAACCATTGCATAACTGACGCCGTTTAGTATGTGGGTAGAAGTCCAGAAGTTAGACGCCGCAGTCAACGTCGGGTCAGAGGCATTTTGCGTTCCGTCATACCTATTGATAAGCGCCCAGCTACTCCAATCGCTCTGATATGTGCCGCCGTCCCAAACCTTCTCATCGTTGAAATAAAACTCTTCATAACTTTCAATTTCATGCCCAGCAAAAGCTATGACCAAATAGATATATTCGTTCGCGTTGCTGTTAGCTATAAAAACAACAGAGCCGCCAACCCTGCATTGCCCATAGACAACTCTTCTAGTGGAAGCTGGCTCCCTTACCGTTCCAGTAACGCCGCCAAGCATCCCGCCAAAATCTGGCTTCGGCATTAAAGCGCGAGAGACGATAGAAAGCCCTGCGCCGATAGCAAACGCAGTAAATGCGGCAGTCCAGCCTATAAACAGAGTCCCAGCCGCCGCCGCCGCGCTACCATACGCCGCAAGCCCTGCAATGGCGGAAATAGCCATTAGTTGACCTTTATTGAGTAGACGTTTTCGATATGTTCAAACTCAAGGCGCTGAAGTACAGGCCCAAAAGATTGATGATTTTTGCTGTTAATATTGATAAGCGTAACGCCTTCTTTCTTTAGTTTCTCAACCGCATACTTAATTAGCTTAATTCCAGCAGTGCCTTTTCGGTGGCCTTTTTTTATAAAAATAATGTCGTTGTTAGCGAATAGGTGGTCCATATAATGCAGGCTTCTGCTGACAATCAGCACGAAATAACCAACCAGCTCGCCTTCTTGTCTTGCTGTGTAAACTCGCAAGCCACCAACATCAGCAAGTCTTGCGTATCCTTTCCAGTCTGGATTAAGTTTGATTGCGTCCTTATGAAGTGCTATTTCTTTCCAATGCTCCTCGATAAGCGGTTTGATTTCGCTTTTAACATTCGTAAAAGATTCGTGCGCAAAATCCATTATTAACCTCAGAATTGAATGCGGGGAATTGTTACTGTAGGAGCATAGCCGCCGTTCCCGTATGTAATTGGGTTCGCATCTTTATCTCCCCAGACTATGTTTTTTTCTTGAATCTCAGCAACATACTCAAAGCCATCGTCGCTAGGGTATTCAATGCGCTGGTCGTTGTCCGTGTAGCGCCTTACCCTTGTGCGCTCAAACTCAATAAGTCTGTTTTCTACCGACACCCCTATGGTTGCAGTTTCACCGTCGTCGTTTATGGTCATCGTGTCCATAAAGCCAGAGAAGATAATTACCGGATCGGCTATCACACTGTTTGACCCATCCAGCGCACCGAGCTTAATAACTAACTCCCTGCCCTGGTAGTTCTCATCCCTTGCCTTATCAAGCAACGGAGTCCCTACGCCAGATAAGGTGACTTGCGCCCCAGATGCCCTTAGCTCAACATTCTCTTGAATTGAGGATATGTTTAGCAAGTTACCTGCGCCGACGTAAGTCTTGCCGCCATATGTCAGCGACCCGTAACCAGACCACAGATTTAAATCGCCAGAATCGAAGTCAGCTTCAACTAATACAAGCGGCTTCACTACATCTGCGGTTGCAACGGCCTGCATTGCAGTGGTTAAAGTCCTAGTCATTAAAGCGCCTCCATGCAGGCAAACGAAAAACCATAAATGCTGGCCTCGTTAATGCTCCACCCAACATCATTAGACGCCAACCGCCAAGTCCCAACAGGCAGCGTGAAGTCCATCGTCGTGCCAATACTAATCACGTCTCTAAGCGGGGGCATGATCTTTATGCTTGACCCGCTAGTCCTCTCAGTGACCATATAAAGCCTGTCATTGACCTCAAAATAATCTCCTGCCACAACTCCAGCAGTAGTGCTTGCGGTTACTGTGGTGGCTCCTATGGCCCCAGAGCTTATCGTGCCGGTTGCCGTCGTGGTGTGGAGCGGGTTGCCCATAGTAAAAGTGGTTGCCATTCCGCGCAAAGACGCAAAAAAGGCTTCGTACTCTTTAGCTTGCGCCCTCGTCATAGGCGGCAAGCTGACCTCGGCTTCCCATCTGACGCCAGGATGCTGATAAACCTGCTGGTCGTAACTGAACGGGGACGAACTCATGGCGACAGCAGATCGCAACCGCATTGTCATACCTTGAATACCCACAGTTGTCGGGAAGGCTGCCATTACGCGCCTACCAATGCTTTACTGTAATTGCCGCCTCGCATTTTCGCCTCCGCGACAGCCGCTTTGGCTGATTGTGCAATTTGAGGCATAAGGTTAGCAACCTCAGCCCTTACTGTCTGCGCCACACCCGTCGAAATGTTGAGCGTTTGATTGACGGTCACGCCAGAACCCCCCATGCGGCCATTTGGTTGGATTTGCCCACCAGAATTAGGGACAAATAGCTCTGGCCCGTTTTCACCGACAAGGTAAGGCCGACCGCCGCTTACAGGTCCGCCAACAGCTCTGCCTGACGTTGTGGTAGGGCCCAGTCCTGTTGGACCTGCGCCTCCTAAGCTGCCAATGCCGCCGGTAATTGCGCCGAAAACAGCTTGGGTGATGTAATACTGCACGAGCATTTTGATTAAAGAATCAATAACTGATTTCGCCATATCTTTCATAGCGTCAGAGAAACTTTTTGCTCCAGTTATTGCGTCAGAAAATGAGTTAGTAAATGATGCCATCGCGCCGGTAGAGAAAGATGTCATCATTTGATCCAAGGAGGGTATTGCATTTAGCGACGTTTGAATCGCATCGGCCATTCTTGAAAACATTGAAACCGTTTCATTGCCTTGTGGAATTACAATAGCCATCCCATCCCCGACAGCCACAACAGCATCGGCCATTTCTCTCAAGGTTTTTGCCGCATCTCCTGCTTTTTCCCCAACATTAAATGTGACCTGCCCAAGTGCCTCCATGTTAAAAAACCCTGAAGTCCGCACAACATTAATCATGTCAATTAAGCCATTAACAAAGTTCTGAATAGCTAGTGTTGCGGATGAAAACCCCTCTAAAATTGCGGCAATGCCATTTAAAAAACTTGCAGCAACAGTTTTAGCCCAAGACTCAATCCCCCCCTCCGATAAAGCTAAATTAGCGAAAAACAATCTTATATTGTTTGCTAGCAACTCTAGGGCTGGCGCTAACGCGCCGACAATTTGATCTCTTACACCACGGAAAAGAAACTGCAATTTAGTAAAGGCGTCTGCGGTCCGCTCAACATTTTGAGCAACCTGCACAGACATAACTATGCCAAGCATTTTCGCTTCAGAAAACATTTGAACAAGAGCTTCACTGCCCTTGTTGAGCATGTTAATCATGCCAGCGCCTTCGCTGTCGAACAGCTTAAAGGCCAATCGCAATTGGTCTGTCCCGCTTTCTACTTGAGAAA